CTCGTGTCGCCGCATATCCAGGAGTACTGCCTGTAGCTGCTTGAGTCAATGTAACCCTATCATTAGGACAAATAAAGCCGTCTGTAGAAGCTCCCATTACTAGTCCTGCGGCTGTTTGAGCTGCAGCAGCAGTTAAAGTACCTGCCCATGCTGCCCCAGTTGTTGTTCCTACTGAACTAAAAGTAAAGGTTGCTCCATCTCGTACTGTTTGTTTAACTTTTGCAAATCTTAAAATGTGACTTTCAATTAATGCATTACTATCGCCTAAATCTCTAATTTCTACTTCTAGGGACGCTGTAGTTATAGAAGCCGAAGTAAGAATTGCAGAATTACTACTACTAATAGTAACTACTCCTGTATTACTAACAGATCCTACACAGTTTACTGCTCCTCCGGAAGGAAAAGTTACGGAAAACTTTTTGTCTCCTGCTGACCCATTTGCAGCAAAATTTGAAACAGTATCAAAAGTATAAGACTGTCCTCCCTTGCTTACGTTAAAACTAGTTGAAAAATCATTAGCACTACCACTAACAATTCCATTTTCATCTGAAATAAATAAATGAGAGGAATTTGTGCCTGCTGAATTATAAGCATCTTGTCCATCAGTTCCAGGAGTTGCAGGAGCAGCATCTTGACCAGCAAGAGATTTAAATATTGTTTGAGTTATTGACTTCTCTTGAATATCTCCTAAAATATCTCTGCCTTTTATAGTCCAAGTAATACTTTCATTTTGACCAGATAATTCATTCAGTCTTGAGGCGTCTGCAATACTAATAATTTGATTTCCGCTTGCTCCTCCTGTATAGGTTATATTTCCTGCTGCTAAATTAGCATCTGTATCAGTTACAGATTCAATGTACCATTCTCCGTTTTCAATATCTGCATCGTTTGCAGGCCCTCCGCCTGAATTTGCAGTTCCATTGTTTGTTCCTATGTATTTTCCTACTGTACTTCCAAAGAAAACCTCCATCTGCGCTGCGGTTCCGGGAATTGTAGTTCCTGAAGTTGCGCCATCCGAAGCTGCTGCTATTGCTACCGTATTATTAGGTAGAGAGATTGACATAGCAGGAGATCCCGGCCCTAGTTTTAATATTGGAGTGCTATCGGTTGCAGAAACAACTTCAGGACTTACATTTAAAGAAACCTCAACTTCTATAGAACTTATACTTTTTTGGGTATTTGTGCCTCCTATATTTACAGTAAAATTACCCGCTACAGAATTAGGAGGTGTTATTACTAAGGTATTTGAAGTAGACCAATCTTTAAGAACATCTCCTGCTTGATTTTTGAATCTATATTTTGCATCGCTTGGAAAATTAAATGCTTGTGCTGTAAGAGTTATCGCTGATGCATTATTAGTCAAAGAGAAACCAGTATTAGAAGAATTATATACTACTGTATTATCATTTGCAGTGAGTGCAACAGTTCTTCCCTCTGTTCCAGAGGCTCCATCTTTTACTCTTACTATATTAAAATCTTTTGTTAATGTTTTATCTGTATTAGAAGGATCAAACTTCTCTCTAACAGTTACAGTAAATTCTAAAGGACTACCGTCTCCATATGAAAAAACTTCTGCTGTATCCGTAGATGCTCCTGCAAGTTGTTTTGTAAATCTTTTGGAAACTACATCTACATCTACAAAATCTGAGTCAGCTACAAAAGTAGTGCCCGTTGTTGCATTGAATCCTGTTCCTGTTACTTTTGCTTGAGGAGTTTCGAACCCAATAGCCTCACCTGTTAAAGTTATATCAGCATAAGTTGTTTGAAGAGGGTACTGTGCTGGATTAGTATTAGCTATTGCAGTGCCGTCATAATTAAGAGTAGCAACATTAGAATCTATTACTAAGCTTCTAGGTAGTGTTAAATCTGCGTTTAGTGTGCAGAAGTTATCAAAAGATCCGCCCGCAGTAAGTTTTCCTATAAGAAAATCAACACTGAAATCTGGGTTAAGCTCATCTCTATAGTGATCGGACTCTACAAAAACCCCATCATAAAGTCCTCCAATTGAAGTTGTTGCAGAAGGGACTCTACCGCTGGCAGCGCTTCCTGGGGTCCCAGAAGTTAATCCACTAGGTGCAAGAGTCTGAAAATACTCACCAAAAGAAGATGTTCTAACGACCTCTGTAATTACTCTTTTAGAGTGCCCCGAAGAAGCAGTATTAAAACTAGAGTTTGAAAATCCTTGAATTGATACATCATCACCTACTTCAAAAGGGCTATTTGCCGGAGTAAAGTACCGTATTTTTGTAACGCCACCATCATTTATGACTGTTGCGGAAGTAATATTGTGAGTTTTATATTCAAAAACTCTATCAATGAACATTACAGTATCACTTTCTATATAAGAAACTTTTGCTGCAAGTTTTTCAGAAAATTTTATTACACTTGTAGGAGAGTACTGTCGAAGAAAAGCTGTTCCTACTCCTACTACTTTTGCAGACCCTTGATCAACTTTTACTTTTCCTTGCCTAGACAGCCAAATATCAAGATTACCGAAAGAGTAGTTTCCTGAATCGGTTGGATCATTTGTATTATATTGTTTAGTTGTAGATTTTATTTGGTCATACCAATAATCCACATTGAGAACTGGATCTGCAATATGATTAATTAGTCTTATTGAAGAACCGCCATTGTAATCTTTTAGAAATACAAAAGCGCTATTTTTATTTAAAAGACTAGAGCTCCACCAAGACTCTGATATAAATTCTCCTAAAAGCGAATAATCTACTTCACCTGTAGCGATATTTACATTTGTAGACCCTGAATTAGATCTATCTCTAAAGGAACGAAATGTTACAGGATTTTTCTCATATGAGAAAGTTTTAGCCCCTACCGCAGTGCCAATTACTCTTGTCGAATTAACTATTCCTCCAACTAATAAACCTTTATCTCTATCGTTATTCCCACCAAAAGTGTCAAAAATTTCTACAACTGCTACCGCAGGTCTAGAAACTCTTCCTAAATCACTAAAAGAAGAAACAGTAAAAGTCCATTTTCCTTCAGGAATATTATCATATTCTATAGAAGTTGTTCCAGTGGTTCGACTTTCTTCGAATCCTGGAATAGTTGTAGTAACTTCATAACCTCTTACATTTGAAGTATTAGCAGGGGGATCCCATGTCAATACTATTTCTTCCCCCGGGCTTTCAAACTTAGGGGTACGAAGGACTCGCAGCCCCGTAGGAGGCGGCAATGAAGAGTTAGGATCGGGGTCTGGAAAAAGAGGGTCTGGCAGTGCGGTAGTAAAGTTTGTTTCAATAATATCAAACTTAGTATTGTAGTGCTCTACAGCAGTAATAATCATTAGGCCTTTAGCTTCTTCTACAATTTTTAATATTTTATACTCTTTATAAGAAGCTTCTGTCTCTAATTCATCCTTTAATGCCCAAATTTTACCAATATTTGCTGCTGCTACGTCAGAGACAGAAAGCTGAGTAGTAGTTAGAGTATTTCCTAAACTATTTCCGGAAGCTCCTGATTGTTGAAAAGTAACTTCTTTTGTATGAGTCTCTGAGGCATATTCTAAGAGTAGGGGCGTTCCCTCCATATCTAAACAAGCATTTGAAGTAAATTTCTCAAAATCTTCCTCTGTCCATGCACCTCCTGTTCCGCTTCCTCCTTGGTCAACAGTTACTGCAGCTCCTGGAGCATTTCCAATTGGGGGCGCAAACCATGAAGTTATAGGAGTTCCCGGCGAATAAACTGTTTGAACCCCAGCAGTTTCAATAGTAGCTTGTCTCTTTACTAAAACTTTACGAGTTGCTAAAAGCAAAGCGATAGTGTAAGCGCCTGCTCCTCCAACCGCTGTGGTAGTTCCATCTAAATCTTCTGCTAAATTTCTATCAAAAACTACAGTTGTTAGGCCATTGCTGTCTCGTACCGCACTTTTTATTCTTCCGCCATAAGAATATCCAAAATCATGGTTGTCTTGAACATTTATTAGATCCCCAGGAGAAAGAAAAGCACCATTAATACTTGTACTAAAAGTTACAAGCTCTGTTTGATTTAAAGCTGTCCAAAGTTTCCATCTTCCATAACGAATTGCTTGCCCTTCTGAAGTACAGCCAAAGGCCACAGACTCAGATTTTATCACTTGGCCGGTTTTAACAATATTATCTCGATCCTCTACAAATAAAGGCTCGATTTTATATTCGTTATTTGGATTGTTCCACTTTACTACTACTTGATTTGTTCGTGTTTTTGACCCTGTAAATTCATATGAAAAATTACCGTCAATCACATTTGATCTATTAAAGTTATAAACTGCTACTCTTGGTTCATCTATAATCGGCGTTATTTGGCCATCCATCCAGTATAGCATACCACGAAATATAGTTGCCATATCTTTAAGAACTTTATAAACATCAACAGCTTTTTGTAAGTATAAATTAGCAGTAAATCTAGGCTCTACTCCTCCTTTTCCATCAGATACTAACTCGTCACAGTAACGAGCAATTTTATACAAAGAAAATACATCAATATCGGCGTCACGAACATACTCTCCAACCCCATATCTATTATTTGTTAATATATCATGAAAAATCCAAGCAGGATTATTTGTGTATTCTTTATGATCTGTCAGTTCTCCATTAAATAGTCCAGTATATAATCTTCCCGCATCAGGCAAAGACCCTAAACTTTCTTTCCCGATCAATCCTCCTGTAACATGATCCGCTGTAATCATTCCAAACTTTTCACGAGGAGTATAATTTTTAGGAATACGAACTTTTAAGCCATAGCACTCATAACTTCTTTTTGGTAAATTTGTAAACTGTCTCGTATTGAACGAAACATGGGCCATAGAAGTATAAGGATAATTTAATCTTTCTTTTATAACTGCAAAAGCATTAGGAATTTGAGAACCTTGAACTGCTTGTATTTTAGGCACTCCAGGACTGTCATCTTTTTGACGATAATCTATTGATAGCCCTGCTCCTCCAGCATAAGTATTCCATGAATGCGCTCTTGCAGAAGGACTATCGTTATTATTTTCGCTTTCTGTTATTCTAACTATTGTGAGCTTAAACCCAGAAAAAGGTTGATACTGTTCTAAATTTATTGTATGGGTAAAAGCAATTCCTGCAACAGATTTTGCTCCATGTGCAAAAATAGGAAGCCCTTGAACAGTAACATCTCTATTTGTTCCATTAATATTTACAAAACCTAAACCACTTGGATTAGTTGCTGTAACGCCTCCACTCACAAAGGCTGTAACACCTCCGCTTATGCTAGTTTGACTACCTGACTTTTTTAGGGTCGTACTTAAAGCTTCACTTATTTCACCCGTGCCCTCTAAAAATCCTACATCTGTATAATTACCTGTTACTCCATTTTTTATTGCTAAATGAATAACATAGGCAGCTCCTGCCTGTTGTTTTTTTCCATCATCCATATTCATAGCGTACAAGCCGCCAGGATATTTAAAAAGCAAATGTACAGTATCTACACTTCCTGCTGCTGCGCCATCATAAGTAATAGTTTGAGGTATTCCAGTTCTTAGCTCTCGAATAGGTGTAAGGCCAATAGAAGTGTGCCCCACAGTACCGCTTATACTTGTTAAAGCATTCTGATCTTTTGTTCCGGGCACAAACTGATACCCTGAAGATCTAATTTTATTTGTCTTAGGGTTTGAATGAGAAGAATCATTATACACTACAGGAGTTATAGAAAATGTTTTATTACTAAAAGAGTATACAGGACCTGCTGTAGTTATTTCAGTTCCTGAAATACTTGAAATTTTTATAAATTGAGAGAATTTTAATTTTAGATTGCTTCTTCCATTACTATCCGTCTCTTTTATCCACTCATATCCATTATCTAACGTTCCAATTTTAAGTTTAATAGTAATTTGAGTAGTAGTAAATGCTGAAATTGTACCTGTTATTTTTCGATCTTCATCTTTTGAAAATACAGTTACGAGGCCATCTCCACTACTAAGATTATCTAGTCGAGACACCTCTCCCACTGTGTAATTTGTAACCATGTTACTTTTAGTATTTGAACTAATAACAGAGTCGGCAAAATCTCCTGTGAGTACCAGAGTATAAGTTGTTGCTTGCTGAGCCCAAGGATTAGGACTAGCGTCAGAAGAGCTACTTGCACTAAATTGTATAGGAGCTTCTCCTGGCACAGCAGGAGATGCTTGAGCTTGATCTTCAAACTCAAATACATTGTGAAGAAGTATGTATCTTTTTCCTGTTGTTTCTCCTTCAGTGCTAACATCGTAGTCAAAAAGTTCATCAGCATACTCGTTTATATGTATTAATTGATTATTAGTAGAATCTCTTGATACTGTTTCCCCTTCAACAGAGCTATAGCCTATTTCACTGTCATCATGGATACTATCATTGTTGAGAAAAATACTTTTTCCACCATGAACAAGACCCGCAATCGGACCTTCAGAAATTATATCTGTAATTGCTACTGCTTGTTCTGTGTGTCCTTGTAGGGATGTACTATAGCCATCCAAAAGACCTGGTGGTAAATTAACTGGACCCGTTGCCATTTTTTATTTTCTCCTATACTTCTTTAAATGAAAATAAAGAGGTATTATAAATTGTGGAGATACCTGCACCTGCAGGCATGTCTCCATCCGCCCCATGTAATCCTCGACCAAAAGTATCATAACTTGCTGTCTCTCCCATTATTTCAAAACCGCAAGGCTGTCCCGGAACTCTTAATCTGCCATACAATATCGGGACAGGATCTCCCGATTTAATACTTTGAACATTACCATTAAATAAATAACTTTCTTCTCCTGGCTCCGTTTTATCTACGGCAGGGTCTGGTGCCATTAGTTCCATGAGTCCCATACTTACCATCATTGTTCCAGATACTAACATTGTTGTAGCAAGCCATGGGGGTATACCGGTCATAAAAGATGCCGCAATGAGTACTGCACCAACAATTATTTTTACAGCACTTTTTGACCCAGCAGGAAGAGGAGTAATTATAATATCTCCTTCATTTATTTCCATAAGTAGTTCTTCTGGATACTCTAATTCAGATCCTGCCGCATCTATATGTAAAAACGTTCCTTCTTCATGTTTCTTCTGAAAATATGGACGAAACTCAGAAAAATTTGCATCTAAGCATTTGAAAACATCTGCAGTAGTATTGCAATCTATTTGTAAGTGAGGAGTAAAAACTTCACCGAGTTCCCCTTCTAAATATACATTACGCAACATATCTATATACTCTATTTATAAACTTGGCCCAAAAAGGGTACAGATTTTCTCTGCACGATAAGCGATGTACTGCATGGTGATAAAAAATATCATTTCCTAAATAAACACCACAATGATTAGCTACATCAGAGTGTACACAAAAAGTAATCACATCATTTTTTTGAATATTTTCTATTGGAACTTCTTGACCTCCCCACTCCTTTACTATTTCAGGAGAAAAATAATCTAGATCTTTGTTGAACCAATTATCTTCAAAAGGTATTCTGGGAGGAAGCTCAATATTTTGACTTTTTAAATAGTCTCTCATTGCTTCAAAACAGTCTTTTATACCAAACTCGTATTCTCTGCCATATAGTTCTGTTCTATCTTTTGCCGGCTCTAGTATATTTAAATCCATTTCAGGGTATGAAAAAATGAAAAAAGGAATACCTAATGTGTTACAGTTATTAATATCCGTTTCACTTGCTTCAGAAGTTGCGTCAGGGTGGCTGTGAACTATTCCCACTATGTCTGAAGTTCTACTTATTTTTAGATACTCTTTTGAGTCAAAGATAAAAGTTTCTTCCGGATTTTCTGCAACATTTTTACAAGGAATCCAATAGTCTTTTCCCTGTTTTACAGCTATAACTCCACAGGCTTCTTTTGGGTATTCTCTAAAAAAATGAGGTTCAATTTCATGCAAAAAATCTAATATCATCTAAAGCCTTTGGTTCCTGGGAACCCTCCAAATGGGAGTGAAATCTGATTATTGAATATAGCACTAGGAACTGCATGTTTAACGCCATTTGCGTCTGTTTTAATAGCAGTGACTCCTGTTTGACTAATTGCTGTTCTAATATCTGACTGATAACGAGCTTTGCAGGAAGCTATAAGTTTTCCGCATACATCTCCTCTAACCCAAGATGCCGGATTTGTTTCAGGGTCATTTGTTTGCCCTGCCGCCCCTGATAGATTTTGAGGAACTACTGCTTTATAGACTTCTCCATTTTTAAAAGCATAAGTAGCTCTTCTTGCATCTCCATCAAAAATAGTAACAGGAAGTGAGTTTGTCCAAAGTTCATAAGTTCTTACAATTCTCCAATGTCCACTTTTTTCTGCTGGAGTATTGCCCACAGTTTCTGAAGTTGCTTGATAGAGCAAAGGACTATGGAAAACAATATCATTGATATTGTAGGTTGTTGAAGGACTATATCCTAAATCACTTAGGTTAGTTGGCAAACACTCTCTAAATATTAAAGGTTCATCGTCTATTGTAAAAAATTGAAAAGGTCTGTCACCATTATGGTCTCTCATTTTAGAGTCCCAGTGACACGCACTTTTAACATCTGTTTTATCCAGCCTCCAACCCTTATAAGACCAAGGACAATATTTTCCCACTACAACTCTATTAGGTACTTTTACTCCTTTTAATTCAAAAGGGCTTGCTAGTTCTAGCTGAACTGAAAGAGTAGTTTTTGCCGCGATTCTATCAATAATATATTCGCTTTTTGGGAATTGAAAAGAGTTAGTGGGAGTGGTACTCTCACTCGATAACTTTACATATTTTTTAAGAGTTCTTCTATATACTAGTCTCTTTCCTAATAAATCATTAAGTACGAAATCAGAGATATTTAAAGGCGCTGCGGCTAACTGAGCTCTTAAAGGATTATTATTTCTAAAAAGAGTTTCAACATTTGGTATATTTAAAGTAGGTCTAGCAGATGCTCCATCACTATGTCTTTCTATTCCCTCTATGGTGATTGGCATTGGCTCATATTCGTCGCCGTCAAAAGTTATTGTTTCATCTGTATCATAAGAATGAAAATTTAAATAAATTGCTGAAGTTCCCGCACTTGTATTTGGCGGTACCCACTCCAGCTGATATAATAAAATATAAGCTTCTGTGGCATCAAGTTCTAATGCTTGAATTTCTTGTGAGATATTATCTGTCATACAGTATAGACTCTTTTTAGTTGAGCTGTAATAGACTGAACATCATCATGTCCAATATTTACAGAATAAGTTTGAAGAGCAACTCGTACCGATTCTCTTTCTAATCGTATAAGAAAACTTGCGGGCTGAACTATATCAAAAAATAAAGAAATAAGTGTAATTTCTTGCCACAGTCTGTTTGTAAGATTCATGCTAAACATTTCTCTTTTTGTATTTATACCGTCTCTTACTCTTTGCTCGTATCCATCTCCAAATGCAGCAACTATAACTTTTTGTTGAGTTTGTCTAGAGAATCCTCTATCAAATTTTATCTCTCTATTATTAATCCCTGTGGGATATAATTTGTCTATAATTTTATTATAAAGTTCCTCATCAGGAACTCCAGATTCAGTAGGATAGCGATTAAGTAGTTCTGCATGAAGTCGTCTTTGTAAAGACGAACCTCCATTTGCATCTGAATCAGTAAGAGGCTTTGGAATATCAAAACTAAATGCTCTAGATGCCATTATGCTACTCCATGCGGGCTAAGTATTCCACCCGGCCTTTTCTGATTTATAAGCTCTTTTTGAACTGCTGCAGTTATTGCTACTCCAAGCTGTCGAGCTTCTTCAGAGTCTGCTCCTTCGCTTCTTTCGGTTCTTCCACCTTCAATACTTAGATTTACAGTTACATTATTTTGTTGGGAAGACTCTGCCATTTGTCCTCTATTTGGAATATTTAAATCTACGGGGATTTTCTTTCCGTCAGGCAAAGGTACGACAGCTTCATCGCCATGAAGAATTGCGGGGTACCCTGCTTTTGGACCTCTAGCAATTCCTCCATCTCCGTATCCAAGAGGCGGATATAGTCCTTTTGCAGCAGGTTTTGCTATCATTACTTTTGTCAAAGTCGCCACTGCCGCTGTGTTTGCTTTTTCTACTACAGTGTTTGCCATTTCTGACTTTGTTTGTAGCTTTGTAATGATTCTTTGTACCATCATTGCTAAATGAAGCACTGCCATAGCTTTTTGTAGTTTTTGTGCCACTTTAGAATTGCCCATTAAAGCAGCAACAGATCCTCCAATAGCAAATACATTTTCTCCAAGTACTTCTCCCACTTCTCCCAATTTACTTGTATTTTCTTCGGTAGCTGTAACTTTTGGATCATCAGCTCCACCGGCCTTTCCAGGGGTAGTACCTGTAGCGGGTCCGCCTCCTGTTCCAATTGTATTTCCAAACTCATCTACACCGCCGGGACCAACAGGTCCTGGAGCTTTTATTGCTTGTAAGCTCATTGGGCCTAATTCTACTGTAGGCCCCGTACCTAAGCCGCCAGTCATACCTCCCATTAAATTACCTTGGGGCAACGCTGTGTCGAAAGCAGCATAGCCCGGAATAGAAGGCTGTGCAGGAGCGGAGCCTACAATTGCTTTACGTAGTTCTAGTTCTTCTGCTCCCGGGAATAAACTTGGAGCCATGGGAGGATTTACCTCCGGTATTGGGGGCGGCTCAGGTTTTGGCTGTACAGTAGCCATTGAGTCACAGCAATCAACTTTGACTCGTAGTTCAATGTCTCGCAACGCTTCTCTTATTTTAGTAGCTACATTTCCTGCGCCCTCATCCATTTTAGTTTTTATTTCATTAGCAGCATTAGTTCCTGCGGTTTCTACTGTCTGTGCCGCAGTTTCTACTCCTTTTCCGCCTCTTCTTTCTAGCTCTTCAGTTGCAGCAATTATAGCATTTTTAAGTTTTTCTGAAGTATCATCGCCTAAATTAAGGGACTCAAGAAGAGGCCCAACAATAAGTTTGTCAATCATTGCTTTTTGAATAGTTTGCAAAAGACCTCTTGCTACGTCTTTGAGAGCATCTTTAACTCTTACAGTATTATCATACAAACTTGTAAATAAAACATTAAATGTGTCACTTAAAGAATCGCGGAAAGCACTAGCTACATCTTGAAAAAATTGATTCATTGGTTTCAATTCTTCAAGAGCTAATTTCATCTCGTCTATACTTGAGCTTAAATCAAACAAACTCATTTCTCTTAAAGATTCATTTAAAGCTAGGGCTAATTTCTCGCCTTCTTTAAACTGAGGAATAAAACTCATTTGAATGTTTGCTAGACGATCATACTTGTCTGCAAGGTCAAGTTGTGCTTGAGTTGCGCCCTTCCTCTCTCTAAGTTCTTTTGCTTTGATTTGCGCTTCTATTGCTGAAATTTCTGCTCTATAACTCAGTAACTTGTATTCATTTGATATTGAAAGAGCTTTTTTATCAAACTCATCATTAATTATTTTTGTTCTAGTTGCAAACAATGCTTGTTCTAAATCTAATCTAAATTGAGCATTAGCCATTTCTTTATTTAAGAAAGGATTCCTAATAGCTTCTGCTCTGATTGCTAACTCTCCACGTTTTTCTGCTTGCTCCATCATGGTATCTACAATTTGTTTACGATAACCAATTTGCTTTTGTAGCTCTCTATTTAAATTTTCATTTGCTTGTAATATTTCTTGCTGTACTTGTAAGTCAAATTTTTCTCTTTTCAAAGGCAACAGTAGTCCTTCGATTCGTAAATTTTCTTTAGCCAGATCATTTTCTGCTTCCGCAAGATTAATTCGTGCTTGCAGTAATCGTCCTTGTTGACTATCTAAATTAAGTCCTTGCGAAACATATGTATTTTTCTCTTGTTGTAGCGCTGCCAATGCTTGATCTGTTTTTAGAAAGGTAGATATTGCTGAATTTCTATCTTTTTCAAAATCTAAAGATTTTTCTGCTAGCCCTACTTGATTTTTTTGTACCTCTAACGATCTTAGCTCTAAAGTAAAGTACTGCTGAGCTAAATCATTTCTAATCTTTTTAAGTTTGATTTGTATTTGTTGAGGAGTTAACTGAAGTATTTCCTGTTCTCCTATCTCTCCTATTAATGATGCTGCCTGCTTTAAGGCAACGGCTTCTGCAGTTCCTGTATCTGTTCCGAAAAGTTCTTTTAGACTTTTGCCAAAGCTTTCGTCGCCTAAAGTTTTTTGTATATTCTTAAAGTTATTATCTATTTCATCAAGTGCCGAAAATAGTCCAGAAAATTGAGAAGATTTTGGAGTAAATTTTTGAGATGCTTCACCAAAACCCGCAACAGCTTTTGATATTGCCTCATATGCATTTGATAGCCTTGCTGCGTTTTGTTGTGTCTTTTGCAATGCTCTTATATTATCCTCATAAAGCTCTTTTGCCTTGTTGCCTAAGGCTTGAGCAAGAACTGGATCTACTCCAGACAAGCTAATAATGAATGCCTCTATAGCTCTTTTCATCTTAGTGATGCCAGCTTCATTTGCATCTGTGTCTAATCCTGTCTTTTGAATTAGTTCAAAAGCTTTTTCAAAATTAGGAACAGATGCTTCTAAACCCCTTGATAACTCTAAAAGAACTTTTCCTTGATCTGTTTGGCTTATCAAATTCGTATTAAAATCGTTATTTGCCATAGCCTCTAGCGCATTTCTGGTCTGCGTAAGTGGACTCTGTGAAGTTTCAGCAGCGTGAGCAACTCTTCTTATCGCTTGTTCTCCAACGTTCAGGGTAGCAATACTTTCTTCGAACGCTTGATCTACTTCTCTTTGTTGTGTAGCTAAGTCGATTAGTTGCTGATTTAGATCGGCTATGTTCTTCGCAGTAATGGTTACTTGAGAATTTAGTTCTTTTTGCACTCCCATTTGGATAGCTGCCGCAGGTAAGCCGCCCTTAGAGCTTCCCATTGTCATGCCCGCCACCGCCGTTCGGTCCAGGAATTGCTGCACACCGCCTCTTGTATCATAACTTCTTGAAACAGGGCCTTCACGTTGAAGTTGAGCACCTTTTTCTCTTGCCATTTCAACATTTTTAAGTTTGTTCAAAGCATCAGCAAATAAATTTGTCTGTCTAATTACAGGAGTCAAATTTATATTACTAAGAATAGCCATATTTCTATTTACTAGAGTTAGAGTATTATCAGTTTCTGTAAATTTAGATTCAACTTCAGCGACTGCTTTTAATTGGTCTCCCATTTTTTTAGTTAAATCTTCTGTCTGTCTTTCAGCATCTCTTAACTCTTTTGAAATAACAAAAGTTTTTCTAAATTCTTTTCCTAGTTCTACAAGCATTACTAGCATACCAGCAAAAGTTGCTGCGCTAAGCACTCTACTGAATTGCATTGCAAATTTTGCAGTTATCATTCTCATTAGAGCGAATCTTTTGCCGTATTGTGCTTGGAATGCCATGAGATCTAACTCCCAACTAGCAATCATAGACTTAAAGAAGTTTTTACCGTCTCTAGTCATTCTAAGGTTCTGAGCTCTAATGATTTCTACATCTCTAATGATTTCTTGCGTTTCCATCATGGAGAGATTTATAACTTGACTAGTTTTAGCTTGTGCGGACTGTACTATCTGCTTTAGTACGCTTTCTTCAAATTGGCCTTGTCGTATTTTTAAAGCTGTAGTAGAACTAGTTTCTGTTTGTGCTATTGCCATTAACCTTTTTCTGGCATCAATACCTGCTTGGGCAGTGCTTTGTATAACAGGAATTGTGGGCGCAAAAGATTTAATAATATTAAGCCCTAAAATGCCTATTACAGCACTTACTGCATAAATACTATCTTTTAAAGCGCCTGCTACAAAATTCGCAACGGCTGCAATTGGTTTTGCGAGGTCTTTGAATGTATCTTGAAATGCTGCGCCAAACTGAGCAACTTGATTTATTGAGTCCCCAACATCTTTAAACTTACCCTCGCCCTGTTCAAGAACAGCGTTAACAACTCCTTGAGTCTTTTCAAACTGAGTTAAATCTGATACATTCTTATTTAATGAAGCAGCATAGTCTCTGGAAGCTCTGTCAAGACGAATAATAATACCGAGTTCATCAAGTAGTTCTGGCTCTGCTTTAATTGCACCTCGAGTTAAACGATTAAATGCATCCGTAACATCTCGTCCGAGAATTGTACCCGCATTTTTTGCAACCTTGCCGAGTCGTTCCATCTGATCAGCAGTCAGTCCTGCAGCCTGTCCAATTGCTACAGCCTGGGCTGCTTCTTTAAAAGCAACTAATCCTCCTGTGGCAGCTTGAACATTTGAAGTCAGTAACTTTAGTGATACCCCTGTGCGAGCGGCAAAAGCTTCTTGCCCTGCAGTAAGTGCAGCAAGATCAGCCGCTTGCTTAAAAAATTGAAATGCAGCAGAAAGAGCAAATACACTGGCGGCAACGGTTGCATAAGCACCAACCAAGCCGCCCATGCCCTGTGCCATTTTAGAAAATTCTTTTGTACTATTTGAAGTAGTCTTAGCCGCACCTTTTAGATTTCTGTCAAGAGTGCGAGTTCCGTCAGTTGTACGATCAGTAGCATTATCCACTCCATCTAAAGCAGAACGAAGCTTTTTTGCAGACACAGTTGCTTTCTGCATTTTGCCATTGACTTCAATATCAATAGTAATTTTCTTTGCCATTAACCTTT